TTATTAGAAAATGAAATATAAAAAAAATTGATTGAATGTAATACTGTGCTATCTATTACAAAATACAATATGTTATAACTCGTTTATCCAATGAATTATGTTACATGGACGGGTTAAAGTAAATGCGTCTGAACTGTTCAATGTATTTGTCTTTCAAGATATGAGTCTTGAGATATTCTTTGGTGATTTTATCTTCCAACATATGAACGATGAAATAGAGAGAATATACGCCACATTCCGTATTTCCGTATTGATGTTCAATGCCTTCGTTGCTGTCGTATTTTAGATGGATACCAAGTTGGTTGCCTTGTTCTTGAATTCGTTTCACCAGGACCATTACTTCTTTAGGGGCTGGGTCTCCAACGCTGTCAAAGAAGAAAATCGTGTTCTTTTTGAGGTTGATAAACATAGAAATCCAGTGTTGTCCGGGTCCAGTATCTTTGTCCGTGTTAAAAATAATACCAATTTTGGTTTTTCCTTTGTTGATTTGTTCTTTCAAATTGAAATGACACAATTCGTTCCAAACGCACTCGCCGTGAAGTTTTTTGGTGTCAAAGTTGATGGGGGTTGGCCCGATGAATTCAAAGCAATGATATGCCTTTTCATATTGTTTCATAACTTTCATAATGTCTACACTGGATAGCCATTCATTTGGATTTTTATTCCATTCTGCAGGCGATTCAGGTGCGAAGGATTCGGTCAAATCGCTGTCTTTTGGGATGGTACCGAATGCTCCAGATTGTTTGAGCCAACAAGCTTCGTTGCTACACGCGTTTTTCAATAAGTTTGACAGTGTTTTGTGTACTTCTTTGGGAGACCTCGTTACAATTTGGTTGTCGGGATGTCTCGCGTTCCATTTTTCGCGCAATTTGAGGATGGAGCGTTCGGTGTAACAACTGTATTGATTCATGGATTTGTCTGGTTTTGGACTACAATTGACTTTGTTGCTTTTGGTACGAGTGCGTTTTTTAAGTTTTCTTTTTTTACGCGTGTTCATATTCATATATTATATAGATATAAAATTATCAATAAAATTAGAAATTAGAAATATAGTTTGGATTTGATATCTGAATTTCGAATTGGTTCAGGAGTTTTGAATATACATGTCTGCATTACTAATTGTGTAGCAGTTTCAAGCGATATTTTATGACCAATCGATATGTATATTGGGTTTTGTGCGTGTTCGCTTGATTTGAATGCGACCCCCCACACGGTGGATGAATCGCCCATCAATGGAATAAAATCGCCTTTGGAATGACATTTCTCTCTAAATTGTTGTTTTATTGTATGTTCGTTGAGACCATCCATACATAAAAGTGTTTTTGCGATTCCAATCGTTGGTATGTCCAATTCTAACCCTAAATGGGAGGCTGAACCAAATTCTCTCGGGTGTAAAATGCCAAATCCGTCAATCATCAATACATCCGGATAATATGGACTTTCTTCATTTTTCATGGCAGTCAATAATAGTTTATATTCGGGTATCTCTCTAAATCCTAAAAATCCAGACACATAGGGAATAGTCATTGAGCATAAATGGTAATTTTCATATACGATTTTGTTTGTTTGTAAGTCAAATACGGTTATGTAGGCACATGCTCGGTTTGCGTCTTTTTTATCAAAACTGATATCTAGGCCGCCGATGTATCTTATGTGTTGGAGATTAAACATATCGTGTCGTATAATATGATTTTTATGGGTGAATTGGTATGTTTCCCAAGTTTGCATATAAAAGAATAAAAAGATTAGTGTTTATATTCTTTTATACAAGTTCATTGATAGACGACTGGGCGCCTCTTGTTTTGGGTAAAATAAAGGTAATGTCTTCATTTTGTTTAACGGATTTTTTTGTGACGTATTTGTCCAAGGTAGGTATGTCCATTTTTACAGATTTCATCAGCAATTTGTTTGCCTCATCGCAATCGACCGATTCTTTAATGTCGTCTGGAAATTCTTCCATGTTATCTGGGTCATCCATGTCAATATATTTGTACTCTTCTTGCAACATGTCGTTGTTGTCAACTGTTTTAAAGTAATCAATGGTGGATTTGACAAAGGTGTGGTAGGTATATTTGATGTCTGGAGGTAAGTCTTCAGGTGGTTCGTAGGAAATCAATTGGTGGAACAAGTTGGACAATCTCTCTTTATAAAATTCCAGTTCTTCTTTGTGAATTTGTTTTTCTTTTTGTTTCATGACGTAATTTCCCATAATTGCTTTGTTCAACAAACAATCTAATGTGACTTGATCGACGTAAGAGTTGCTCATACTATATATTGCTTATATATATTCTTTCTAATATTTTTGTTTAGTAAGTTCCTTAATTTGACAACGAGTTGTGTTATAAAACAAATTGGACCCACACACTTCTGGGGCTGGATTGGGGTTGAATGAATCGAATTTGTCTTCGTTAAACAATAATTCGTGTGGATTATATGTACTTTTTTGTTGAAAATGTATATTATTATGGTACATATCAGAGTTCGAAGATGGTACATAGACGGATTGACTGCAAGATTGAATGGCATAAAGTTGGTTTCTTAATTCGGATTCTACGTTGATGTTTGTGGCAAAGCCGGAATAGGGGGATTGAGTGTTGCCTGGGTTGAAGGTTTTACTGACATTGAAGTTTGGGAATTGGCGTGCGGGAGTGTGTATTTCTTTTCTTGGGTCGACAATGGGCAAATATGAATATTTGGTGGACACTGGACGAACCTCGAGATAAGGTTGCAATTGTTGCGACGGAATGTTTCTGTTGTAAATTCGCTTGTTTGTTTCTTGATGAATGTCACTCACTGTTATGGATGGTTCGTGTTGCACAATGGGAGGGGCTTGCACAATGGGAGGTGCTTGCACAATGGGAGGGAGTGATTGTTTAGTAGATGGTTTTTGTACTTGCATGCTTTTGATATATGTAGATAATATTTTATTTATAAAATACATAAAAACATTGTGACAATGAATAAATAGATACAATCATTCATGTGTGGTATTTTTGCATTGTTATCAACACACATTTTAAATATGGACCAAAATGTAATCAAAAGGGAATTCGTAAAAGGCAAGAAGAGGGGACCGGAATATTCTAAATTGCAGAATACTACAAATTATGTGTTAGGATTTCATCGGTTGGCCATTAATGGATTAAATGTTCAGTCCAATCAACCAATTGTTCATAATAAAATTGTACTCATATGTAATGGCGAGATTTACAATTACAAACAACTGTTTGCCTCGATACATACCACTCCAATCACTCAGTCTGATTGTGAAATCATCATACACTTATATCTAAAGTATGGCATTGAGCAAACCTTGATCATGTTAGACGGAGTATTTGCGTTTGTATTGTTGGACAACCGAACCGCCAACGAAACTGTTGTGCATGTAGCCAGAGACCCCTTTGGTGTAAGACCCATGTATTTCCTAAACATTCACAACCCGTCCTTTTATGCATTTTCGTCTGAATTAAAAACCATCGAACATTTTTACAATAATTCTCCAACCCCACAACCACAACAACCACCTTCTATCGCACAATTTTTGCCAGGAACATTCTCTACTTACACTATACGCGCAAAAGAAGAATGGACACCATTAGTTGAATATACACCCTATTTTAAAATGAATATTCCTTATAACAACGAAACTACACATGATACCATGTATAAAATTTACAATAACTTGTTATATTTTGTGACAAATGCGGTAAATAAGAGATGTGCGACAACGGAGCGGAATGTGGCTTGCTTATTGAGTGGTGGATTGGACAGCAGTTTGATTGCTGCGTTGGTAGCCAATTATTTCAGAGCCCAAAACAAGGTGATTGAAACGTATAGCATTGGATTGGCGCATTCCGAAGATATCCAATACGCCAGAATCGTGGCAGAATACATTGGCTCCAAACACACGGAAATCATTGTTACAGAAGACGACATGTTTAATGCTATTCCAGAGGTTATTCAGGCATTGGAAAGCTACGACACCACTACAGTGCGTGCCAGTATAGGCAATTATTTGCTTGGCAAGTACATTGCAGCCAATTCGACTGCAAAGGTTATTTTTAATGGAGACGGGTCGGATGAATTGTTTGGCGGTTATTTGTACATGCATCAATGTCCGGACGATATTGAATTTGACAAAGAAACACGACGACTGTTGAAGGACATCCACCTGTTTGATGTACTGCGTTCAGACAAATCGATTTCTTCCAACGGACTTGAGCCGAGGACACCTTTTTTAGACAGGAATCTCGTGAATTATGTGTTGTCTTTACCACCTGCCATTAGAAACCATAACAACTACAAAGAGTGTGAAAAAATTTTGCTGAGGAGTGCGTTTATAAAAGAGTTTTTTATGGACAATTTGTACCGACAAATTTTGCCGGAAGAAATTCTTTGGAGAAAAAAGGAGGCGTTTAGCGATGGCGTGAGCTCACAAGGTCGGTCCTTGTTCAAGATATTGCAAGATAAAATTGCAGAACATTTGCAAGAAGAAACGTCGTCACTTGAATTGGAGAAAACCTATTATAAGCGCGTGTTTGACGAATTATATCCAAACTGCTCACATTTGTTGCCTTATTATTGGATGCCGAGATATATAGACGCGACCGACCCGAGTGCAAGAACATTATCTATTTATAATCATAACACCAACATCAACACCACTAACACTCAAAATAAATAATATTATGTTATATAAATGAATGAAAAAATACACAAATACCAAGAAAGAATATTTAACGTATTCATTAAAGTCACTTATGCGATGTTGTTTTTGTCCATATTCAGTTCTTCCTTTGAATTTTCGCATCAATATTTACTCATGATATCTACTTATTTACCCATCTATGTCTGTTTGTTTTTAATTTGGAGATTCAACCCATTTCGTACACATTATGAATTTACCAACTTGGACCGTAAAATCGCATTTAGCGCAGGTATTATTATATTAACCACTACCATGCTAAACAAATACATTGAGTATATAAAAGCCAAAGTCAAACAAGTCAATGAAAAATTGAAAGACCAACTGAATCCTTTGACTCAACCTTTAAATTAAAATGTGTAATGTTTCAACGTTTTGTTCTTTTTGGAAGTTCGGTGTTTCAACGTTTTGTTTTTATTGATATTATTAATATTATTAAAAAACTTTTGAA